AGTTCCGGACATATCCGCACAGCCAGTGACCTGAACCGGGCTTTGTTCGTTTCCGTCGATTGTTGGTGTTACGATGCACTGGCCGTAAGCATCACGCCCGAGTGCCAAACTCACATCAAAATTGCCAATCGGTCCAGCCCAGACTGGCGGATCACAATCACTGTAGGAAACGTCCTGCAGTTCGCCGCTGTAGGTGTCCGTGAAGTCTGAGTAAATCACCTCGCTCACATCGACGCAAACAGCGTGGCATGAACATCGGCAGTTTCCACAGAAGAAATCTCGGCAACCGGTGTCTGGATCGTCGATCAGACCAAGCTCACGCGGTTCGTAAACACTCCAGCGAACTGTTCCTGATTCATAGTTGACAGTCGCCTCGGCTTCCCCTGTGGGATTGCGGCACGATGCACCATTGTCGCAGTCAGCTCGATAGACCTCATCGCCATCGAGCAAAACGACGAATTCACAGACGCCGTATCCGTTACGTTCCCAGTACGCGGTAAATGAGATTCCTCCGACTGTTCCGGTCCACGACGATTCAGCAAATACCGCTGAGCCGTATGAGATAACTTCGTAGGTTTCCCATTCAATGCAGATCTTGCACGGAATCACACCACAGCATTTATCAGCGGGAACAGCGTCACACGTTTCGATCATGCGTTCTTGGCATGGCTTCAAGCGTGTGGGCGATGACCTGCGGAGATATCGCGGAGGCATCAAGCACACTCCGGTTGCGGGCAAAGGTCATCAATTATCCAGCGTGGCTCGCAATCGCCAGTCAACGGATAGTGGTAAGTAGCGCGGCCAGTTCCACTGATGAGATCTGTCGGTGTCAATCCTTGCAGATAATTGCACAGATCATAAACGCTGTACGTGCCGTCGTCGTTTGCTCCTGGCGGGGTTTTCCGGCATCCATCGGTGTACCATGTTGCCGTAACGACCAGCGTTGTTTCCGCGACGTAATCTGTTTCAGGGCATAACACTGAATCGATGGTAAACCAGATCGTGTGACCGCCGCCGCCCTGTTCCTTTTGCTGCCATCGCTGACGATGCGGCTTTTCATTTACTATCCTGCGGGCAACTTTACGCGCAATCTGTTCGTACTGCTCGTACCCCTTGCGATTAAAGCCAAACGCAGGTTCTTTCATGTCAGTGGCAATGCTGAAAAGTCTTTAGCCTCGTAAACGGTGTCGGTGCGATAAACCGCTGTCGACGGACTAGGGTCAGTCAGGGCTACGCCGGAACCGTCGAGCGGAACTGGTGCCGCTGGCAGCTCATCGTCACCTTCGTTGCGAATGTTTTCCAATGCTCCACCATAACCGATTTGACGGAACCCGGCGTCTAACTGCTTTGATTGCCAGCCTTGTTTTTGCAAATGGATTGAGAACGTTACTGTGCGAAATGATGTTCCGTTTCTGGATTGCCGAGGACTGACAGAAATGTTTTGCATTTTTGCCAAGCCAGCACCGATAGTGACCCCATCGACGACAAACGAAGATGAATTCACCGCGTCTTGATACGTCATAATCCACGTCGGCACTGACGCAAGATTCTTTGAAATCGTGACGTAGGGGCGGGAATCATCAATCATAAGCGGCGGGTCAAAAGGATCGCCAGCACTGTTTAAAATGGCTTGTCCTGCGTAGTTCGTGATTGCCGCCTTTTGAAACTGCTCATATCCCCATGTGATTTCTGCCGGGTCGCTGGTCGGAGTCTCCGCCAGCTCGCGTTCCGTGGAGTATTCAGCCGTGACTGTCCAGCCCTTCCACGGGTCTGATGGATCGACTTGCAATGTCGTACACCACGCACCAGCGTCGTCTGGATGTACCTCACCAATCACTGGCAAAGACGCATGTGAACCAACATGATACGCTCGCTCCGTCTTTGCTGATGTCGTCAGCTTAAACGCCCGTGTGTAAGCACGCGCGCCTTTGGTGTTCGTTGCTGGCGCGTGCATTTCTCCGAGATACGTGATCGTCACTGCTCTACCTCCACGGCAGCGCCTTCGGCAATTGCTAACATGGCCGAATCGCCCTCAAGAATAGTGCCCTTTCGGTACACCGCCCAAAGCCCGTTGATAGGCGAATTCGCATCCTCTGGATTGCTTCTGGTGACGCGAGCAAACTGAATCAAATCCTTGCGAGATTGCGGCCAGTTTATAGCGTTTTCTTCCCATCGCTTGACGATGATTTCTGCTTTCATAGTCCCACCATGCCCATCGCAATCATTTGCTGCGGACTCATTTCCTTCCATGCCTTTTTGAGTTCGCGAGTTTGTTTTTCAGTCGCAGCAACGTTCGGATCTTTGCCCCTGTTTAACATCGCGGCAAAAATTGTCGAAAACGCTTCCTGCGATCCGGCCGCCATTGCTCCAGCAAGTTGTGGTTCCTGCTTTTTGATTGTGTCCTGTTGCTCACGCTCCGTGCCAAGCCAGTTTGAAAACGTTCCGGCGATTGCATTCGCTTGGATCTTGGCACGGTCGATCATTCCGCCAGCACCGCTCACGATTGATGCTGCAATGGGATCGTTGCCGATAGCGGTAAACATCTTGCCCAATGCTGATCCTATGTCAGCGGATTTTGGCTTCATGTTTTCCAGTACGCCCGCAGCGAAACCGGGCTGTCGCGGCCCCTGCCACTGGAATGGTGCCCTGCCGTTTGGTTGCTGTCCGCCACCGGGAATAACCTGCCCCAGCAATCCTTTGAGCCTTGCTCGAGCAACCGCCATGTCTTGCTCGCCCGGCTTTCTCTGGTTTAGTGCGTTTAGGGCGTCCATCGCCTGCCCTTCAACTGGATTGATCAGCCCCATCCAGTCAATTTTCAGAGCATCCGCTACCATGTCCTTCAACATGGATTTCCATTTCTCTTTGACCGACAAAAACGCAACGTCCATTGATGCGTCAATCACGTCGCCGATGAACTTAACCTTGTCTGGAAGTTCATTAAACTTGGCCAAAATCTTGTTCGCCTCCGACACCATTTCTGTCAGTTTCGGAAGGATGGCTTCGCCAATCCCTCTTCCGATTGATTTGACGTTGTCGATCAGCGTAGATGTCTGGCCTTCAAACGTCTGGCTCATCTCGACCATCATGCCAGCAAAGTCGCCGCCCTCTGATGTCATAGCCTTCAACGCTTGTTCCAAGTGGCCGAAGTTTACTTGACCCTTTTCCACCGCTTCCCTGACGTTGCCAAACTCCTTCGCCAGCTCTGCAGAAATATTGATTCCGCGTCCCTGAAGCTGATTGATGTCTTCCATAAACAGGCGGCCCTGAATGCGAGCCTTGCCGTAAATTTCTGCGAGTTCTGTCAATGGAATTCCCATACCGGAAGACAGTTCACCCAGCGTTTTCAGTTCGGTAATCACAGTTCCGGCGTCTCCGCCGAACGCTAACAACTGCTTCGCGGCCTGCGTGATTTCCATTGACTCAAAAGGCGTGCTGGCTGCAAACTTGTTTATCTCATCCATGACACGCGCGGCTGATTCAGCGGATCCTGTAAGCACCTTGAATTGCACGGATGCTGTTTCTGCAGACGCTGCAAGCCCTACAGTTCCAGACGCCAAACCCAACATGCTGGATGCTGACGATTTGAAGATATCCACGATAGCAATGCCGGAAACGATGTTTGTAACGTCAGCCGCGAAGCTGCGAGTTTCCCCGCGTGCCTTTGACAGACCGCTCTGAAACTTGCGTCCATCGACACCTAGCCTTGTTACAAGATCGCCAGCAATGACTGCCATCAGTTCAGTCCCGCCAGCATTCGCAAATGGGAGGCAATCGCGATTGCACTTTGCTTAGGCGAAAGTGCTTTCGGCTTTGATCGCTTTTTGTGTTTTGCAATCCACGGCATGAAATCACGGTCTTTCATTTCCTGCCCCATAAACGCCGCAATCATTCTGCCGATTTTTGTAAGAATCCGGCAGACTGGCTCACTTGTTCCAATCGGTTCAATCATGTCCTTTGCGCACCACTCGTCAAATTGTTGGTGCGACATTTTCGACAGCATCTCATCTACATCCGTCGTTCTTGCGACGTGTTCAGCCAGCCGAAGTGCTGTCAGTCTTCGAGGGCTGCGTCTGAGTTTTTTGCGATCTTCTCAATATCCTGCTCAGAGAATCCCGACAGATCCAAGGCGACGTTCACCAGTCGTTCAATCACATCGCCGCGACGTTTTCCAAGCTGCTCAATTTGATCCGCAGTAAACAATTGAACGCCATCATCGTTTCGGCAGCACTCGACAAGAATCCTTTCGCGGACCTGCAGTTTATGCTTCGCTCGCTTTGACTCAGACAACCGACTTTGCTGGTCTTCCCATGCCGAACGCTCACGGGGAGTCATGCCCCACACTGGAATGACCATTCCCGGACCAAGTTCTGGAACTGGAACATCCTTTTTTGCCTGGGCGAGTTCTGGTGCCGTCAAAAATTGTTCGGCCGTTGGAATCACTCTCATTCGTCATCCTCTTCAGTGTCGTCGTCGTCCGGCTCGACCCAATTCGGGCCGGGAATGTCGTTTCCGTTTTCGTCGTAGCCCAAAATTTCGCCGTTGCGGAATCGCTCGCGGTCTTCCGGTTCAATTGCACGAGCCAGCATTTCGCGAGACAGCAGCACGTCCGCCCGTCTGCTCGTCCAGCCCTTGCAGGCTTCTTCGGCTTCTGCGTCTGCAGGCTCACAGTCCCCATTGCCAACAAGCAATTGAGCTCCGCGACGGTCGACCTCGACAACCGCTCCAAGCTTCCAGTATGCCTGCCCGGAGCTTCTGTCGATTTGATCAGCGTTTTTCGGAGTGTCGAATGCCGCTGCAACGCCGTTATCTGATCTGACAAACTTGATCTTCAAGGCCAACTCCGATTATGTTGAGTAAGCAAGCAGACCGGTAATCTTCAGGCTCACGTCAGCCTTCAAACCGTCGTTCATTGCCCCAGTGAATCCAAACCCGACGCCCGCTGATGTGAACTGCATGGCAACGGACGAGGTAGCCGTAGTCTTGATGTCCCAGACGCAAGAAGCAGGAGTTGTCACCAAGTCAGTGATTGCTTGATGAC